GAGAAGCTCGCTTCGCTTGCCGAAGGTGTAGAGTTTGAAAGTGAAGAGTCGTTCAGAGAAAAACTGGCCACCCTGAGAGAATCTTATTTCTCTAACACCAAGTCAGTATCTCAATCATCAACTGCTGATACCATTTCTGAGGGTGTAGATCATACCGAAGCACCTGCTGCTGGTGGTATGAACTCATACCTGAATCTTCTCAGCAAGATGAATTCTAAGTGAATTTAACATTAATCAAACGTTCAACTTTTAGGTAAAAACCAATGTTCCAATCCGAGCATCTGGTAGAAAAGTGGAAGCCTCTTCTCGATCATGATGGTGGAATCCAAGATTCCCATCGTAGAGCTGTAACCGCTGTTCTGCTGGAAAACCAAGAAAAGTTCCTCCGCGAGGAAGCTGCATTCTCATCAGGTCACTCCCTGATGGAAACCCCAACCGTCAACACCAATAGCAGCACCAGTGCTGCTGGTTTTAGCGCCGACGCTACTGCCGCTGGTCCTGTTGCTGGTTTCGACCCTGTTCTGATCTCCCTGATCAGACGCTCAATGCCTAACCTGGTTGCTTATGACCTGGCTGGCGTTCAACCAATGAACGGTCCTACTGGACTGATCTTCGCAATGCGTTCACGCTACGCTGCTCCTGGAACCCCAGGTATGAGCGGTGCTGAGGCATTCTATAACGAAGCAGATACTGCCTTCTCTGGCATGGATCATGGCTTCGACAACACCAGCTACTTCTCTGACGTAGCTGCTGGTTTCGGTACTACTTCACAGTCTGGCACCAATCCTTCCGTTCTGAACCCTGTTGGCGCTGCTACTTCAACGCAGTACAACGTTGGTCAGGGCATGGGCACTGCCGACGCTGAGGCACTGGATGGCACCACCACCAATGCCTTCAACGAGATGGCATTCTCGATCGAGAAGGTCACCGTTACTGCCCGTTCACGTGCTCTGAAAGCTGAGTACTCACTGGAACTGGCACAAGACCTGAAAGCAATTCACGGTCTGAACGCTGAGGCTGAACTCGCCAACATTCTCTCCACTGAGATTCTGGCTGAGATCAACCGTGAGGTCATCCGCTCGATCTATAAGGTCGCTGAGCAGGGTGCTACCGTCAACACCGCTACCGCTGGTGAGTTCAACCTGGACGTTGACTCCAACGGTCGTTGGTCTGTTGAGAAGTTCAAAGGTCTGCTGTTCCAAATCGAGCGCGACGCTAACGCAATCGCACAAAGAACTCGTAGAGGAAAGGGCAACATCATCATGACCAGTGCCGACGTTGCGTCTGCTCTGACCATGGCTGGTGTTCTGGATTACACCCCTGCCCTGAACGCTAACCTGAACGTTGATGACACTGGCAACACCTTTGCTGGTACTATCAATGGTAAGTATCGCGTCTACATTGACCCATATGCTGCTAACGTTGCTGCTAACCAGTACTACGTTGTAGGTTATAAGGGTTCTTCACCTTATGACGCTGGTCTCTTCTACTGCCCTTATGTTCCTCTCCAAATGGTTCGTGCCGTTGGTGAGAACAACTTCCAGCCTAAGATTGGCTTCAAGACCCGTTACGGTCTGGTCGCTAACCCATTTGCTGAGGGCACCAACCAGGGTCTCGGTAACCTGAATCCTTCTGCTAACCGTTACTATCGTCGCGTCAAGGTCACTAACTTGATGTGATATAATATAGTAGTCCGTGTGAAGGATTATTGCGCTGAGGGGTCGTTAAGACCCCTCTTTTTTTATCTAAATAAATTGTATGGGTGGATGATATGCTATCAACAGAGTATCGCCTCAGACTTGAATTTATTTGTGACAAGATTATCAACGGTGAAGAAGTCAAGTTAGAGGATATGATTTGGGCAGATAAACTTGCAAAAGCAAATAGATCTGCTGGTGAGATGTTGAGGAGAGCAAGACGAATCTCAATGAATCCAGATATTCAAGAAGGAAGTCTTGATGATTTTATGAATAAGATGGACTTAGGAGACCCCGATCCATCTAATCACAGAACGGGGTTTAAATCAGCAGATGAAATCGTAGAGTGGTTTCGCCAAGACAAACCAGATGATTGGAGACAAAGAGACTAATGGCACGTTCCATTTATGATAAGCAGATACAGAATAGAAATTATCTGTCACCAACAGGTTTTAATTTCACTCTGCAACGCTGTCCCAAAGTTAGTTTCTTTTCCAATACAGCACAGATTCCTGGTATTGATCTTGGTGTTGCTATTCAACCAAACTATTTGAAAGATATTCCCAGACCAGGAGATAAGTTAGAATTCTCAGATTTTACGTTAAGATTTCTTGTGGATGAGGATATTAAAAATTACATGCAAATTCAAAACTGGATGAGAGGTCTTGGATATCCAGAAAGTTTGAGGGAAATCTATTCTGAGTATGGAGAATCCTCAGAACTTTATAAGGGTGGATTCCAGAACAGCGAAGAACTTCTTTATTCAGATGGTACGTTAGAAGTTTTGAATAGCACAATGAATCCTCAGTTTCTTGTGAAGTTTAAAGGAATGTTCCCAATTTCCTTGACAACTTTGGATTTTGATGCTACCCCAACAGACGTTGATTACTTTACAGCAGAGTGTACTTTCAAGTATACTGTGTATAGTATCACTGACTTGGCTGGCAATCCTTTATGAATCTTGACGATATACAAAGTATGTGGGAGAAAGACTCACAGATTGACAAAGATAATCTTCACGACGAATCTTTAAAGATACCCGCTCTTCACGCAAAGTATCATGAGATGTTTAACAATACTTTGTTGCTGAGAAAGAAAGCAGAGCAACAGAGAAAAAATATCCGCCACGAACGGTATGAATACTTTTCTGGAAAAGCAGATCCAGAAGTTTATATCGAGAATCCATTTCCAAAGAAGATTCGTGACAAAGATACAATGCAAAAGTATCTAGATGCTGATGAAAAGTTGATGAATGTCAATCTCAAAATTGACTACTATGAAACTCAACTAAATTATATTGAGAGCATTCTTAAACAGATCTCCAATAGAACATATCAAATTAAGAATGCGATCGAATGGCAGAAATTCATCGCTGGTTATGGTTGAACTTAGTATCGAAAAGAAGAATGAAGTATATCTTAGGATAAAAGCAGAACCTCACGTCTATCAGGAACTATCAGAAGAATTTACTTTTGAAGTTCCTGGTGCAAAATTTATGCCACAGTATCGCAACAAATACTGGGATGGAAAGATTCGCCTTTTCTCTACGGCAACAGGTGAAATCTATGTCGGTCTTTTAGACAAACTTATATCATTTTGCAAACGCTACGGATACGAATATAAGTTTGTTGATAATAAATTTTTTGGTACTCCTTTTGAAGTGAATGAGGAGATATCAAAAGAAGGTGTTAGGGAATATGTTAAATCGATTTCCGTCCATTCGCCACGCGAATACCAAGTAGAGGGAATATACGATGCTCTGCGACACAATAGAAGATTATTGATAAGTCCCACTGCATCAGGCAAATCTCTGATGATTTATTCAATTGCAAGGTATTATACATCTCACAACAAAAATACCCTGATAGTTGTTCCCACGACAAGTCTGGTAGAGCAGATGTATAAGGACTTTGAGGAATATGGATGGGAGGCAGAGGATTATTGTCACCGCATCTACTCTGGGCGCGAAAAGACGGATGATCGGCCAATTGTAATTACCACGTGGCAATCTATATATAAACTCGATCGTAAGTGGTTTGAACGTTTTGATGTTGTGATTGGAGATGAGGCTCATCTTTTCAAGTCAAAGTCTCTAATTCAGATCATGACCAAATTACATACTGCCAAGCATAGATTTGGGTTCACAGGAACATTAGACGGCACACAGACGCACAAGTGGGTCTTAGAAGGATTGTTTGGTCCATCATATAAGATCATCAGAACAGAAGAACTGATGGAAAAAGGATACCTTTCTAAGTTAGATATCAATTGTATTCTTCTCAAACATCCCCCACAAAAGTTTGAAACGTTTGAGGATGAGGTTC